TGACCACGCAGGTTTCTGCGAAATTGAGATTGGGGGGTTTGCACCAAATGTCCGAATTAGAACTATTTGAAATTTTGCGCAAAAGTTTTTTGCCTGATTTGAAAAAGAGTGCTAAGCAATTTTCGCGCTTTGATTGCGAATCCGAATCCGCGAAGCTGCATATTGAACTTAAATGCCGGCGAACTCATTATGACGATTTGCTTATTGAAAAGAAAAAGTTTGATGCGCTAGTTGAGCGAGCTGATGAAATTGGCTTTGCTCCTTGCTACATAAACTCAACACCGCAGGGAATCTATGCGTTCAACTTGCATAAGGTTCAAGTCACTTGGGAAAATCACCCAATGCCTGCAACAACAGATTTTGGCAATGCGCAGTTGATTGAAAAAGCCGTTGGCTTTTTACCAATCGCGCAGGCGGTTCATCTACCGGGGGCGGTGGATTTATGAGAGGAACAAATGTCAGCAGCGAAACCAACAGAGGTAAAGCGTAGGAACGGAAATCCCGGCAAGCAAAAACTGCCTGATCTAAAGAATGTGATTGCGTTGCCGCAGATTAAGAATCAGCCACCAATTCATCTTTCCGAGTCAGGCAAAAAGATTTGGCTTGAGGTGCGCGAACTTGCGCCTTGGGTCGCAACCACCGATGGCAAATTACTTGTTGAACTTTGCGAAAAGATGGATAGAAAGTACGCCTTGCAAGCCAAACTAAATGCAAGTGAGTTCGTGCTTTACACCGACAAAGGCTACGCGTATTCAAACCCGTTGTTCGGAATGTTGAACACGGTTGAGAATGACATCATCAAGATTTTATCTTTGCTTGGTTTAACACCAATTGACCGAAGCAAATTAGGGGTTGCTGAAGTAACAACAAAGGGCAAGTTAGCTCAGTTGTTAGAGCAGCAAAAGTCTAAGTGAGTAATTCTTGGCCGCCTAAGTGGCTCACGCCTGTTCCGATTGAAGATCAGGTTCGGGGCGATGGCGAGTTATATTCAAACTTTACTGAAGCAGTTTGCCGAGTAACTAAAGATTCAGTTGGCTCGCCTGCGGGCAAGCTGCTTGTCTTGCGCGATTGGCAAAAGCAATTGTTAAACCACGCCCTTGCCCGCCGCGATGACGGGCGCTTTCGCCACCGCACCGCGTTGATTGGGATGAGCCGTAAGTCAGGCAAATCAGCTTTGGGCGCTTCAATTGGGTTGGCAGGTTTGACCTTAGGCGGTCACGGTTCGGAAATCTATTCTTGCGCCGCTGATAAGGAACAGGCGCGAATTGTATTCGGCACCGCCAAGCGAATGATTGAAATGGATGAAGAACTTTCATCAATGTTCACGCTTTACCGCGATGCGATTGAGTTCAAAGATAAGGGTTCGGTTTACCGAGTGCTTTCTGCTGAGGCATATTCCAAAGAAGGTTTGAACCCTTCGCCACTTGTCATATTTGATGAAGTTCACGCCCAACCTAGTTGGGAATTGTGGAATGTGCTTTCACTTGCAGGTGGTGCGCGTGAGGATTCCTTGCTTCTTGGCATTACAACTGCGGGCGTTAAGTCGCAAAGCAATGGTCAAGATTCTCTTTGCTATTCACTCTATCAATATGGTCAGCAAATAGTTAAAGAGGAAAAGAAAGATCAATCATTTTTCTTTGCTTGGTGGGAACCTGAGAAGGTTGAAGCCGACCATCGCATTGAAGAACTTTGGCAGCAATCAAATCCCGGTCTTGGTGACATTACCGATTTAGATGAGATGCGTTCGGCAGTTTTGCGAACACCTGAAGCTGAGTTTAGAACCAAGCGCCTTAATTGTTTTGTGAATACTTCGGTTGCTTGGTTGCCAACAGGTGCTTGGGAAGCGTTAGCCGATGAAGATCGTTACCCTGAAATTGGCGAAGATGTAATTCTTGCCTTCGATGGTGCGTTTTCAAATGACTCCACCGCACTTGTTGCGTGGTTACTTGGTGGTTCAAAGCCACATTTAATGGTAGTCGGTTTATGGGAAAGGCCAGATGATGCCGAACAAGATTGGCACATCCCCGTTGCCGAAGTTGAAGAAACAATCATCAGCACCTTCAGAGATGAAAGATTTAGTGTCCGAGAAATTGTCTTCGACCCCGCCCGTTGGCAGCGAACTTTTATGGTCTTGGATGAGGAAGGGCTACCCGTTGTCAGCTATCCGAATTCTGCTGAACGAATGGTTCCCGCCACGCAAAAATTCTACGAAGCAGTTGTGAACCAATCGTTTACCCACGATGGCAATCCCGCACTTGCTAGACACATTGCAAACTGCGTGACAAAGCAATCATCTCGCGGAGTTATGGTTGCCAAGGCAAGCTCACGCCGTAAGGTGGATGCTGCCGTTGCTTCAATTTTCGGATATGACCGTGCCACCCAACCGCTTGAACCTGCAAAGCCGGTTGCCAAATTCTTTTCGATTCAGGTTTAGGAGATGAAAATGAAACTCAACAAGATTGATTTCTCACTCATCGTTGAAGTTGTTGGCATCAGCCTTGTTACTTCAGGGCTTGCGATGATTTCTTTGCCTGCGGCATTTATTGTTTTAGGTTCATTTCTAGTATGGATTACAGAGAAGGCTAACTGATGAGTTTATCTAAGCGTTTAAGTGGGGCAAGCGATAAGCGAGCAATAAATTCTCAATATGTTGAGCCAATTATTCCTGGCCGCCCACCAAGTCAATCAATGTCGGGCGTTGTTGTGGATGCTGAGTCAGCTATCCGAATGGCAACAGTTTATTCTTGCGTTCGCCTGCTTTGCGATACCGTTTCATCATTACCTGTTGGCGCTTATGTGCGCCGAGGTCGCAACCGTTTGCCTTATGCAACAGTTTATGGCGAGCAACCAACTTGGGTTGCTAAACCAAACCCTGAAACTACTCGCCTTGAATTTTATGAGCAGATTGTTTCCTCATTCAAACTTGAGGGCAACGCTTACATTATGACTTTGCGCGATGATATTGGTGACATTCAAGAGCTTTGGGTTCTTGACCCACGCGATGTTCGCATTGAACGCCCAAATCCAAATGAACCTTTGGTTTATTATGTGAAAGCAAGAGATGCTCAAGGCATCTATGAGCAAAAATTAAGTGGCAAAGATGTTCTTCACATTCCTGAATTCCGTTTGCCAGGTCAGCGTTACGGGCTAAGCCCAATCGCCGCCTGCCGAACCACAATTGGTTCAGCAATGGCTGCCGATACTTACGCTGCCTCATATTTTGGCAATGCTGCCAACCCCGGCGGTGTTATTGAAGTTCCTGGTGATTTAACTGAGGAACAGGCAAGCGATATTGGGCGTGATTGGAACATCACCCACACAGGCCCTTATCGTGCGGGCAAGATTGGCATCCTTTCAGGTGGCGCTTCATTCAAACCGCTACAAATCAACGCCCAAGATGCACAACTTTTGGACACTCGCCGCTTCTCAGTTGAAGAAATTGCGCGAATTTTCCGCGTTCCACTTAGCCTTTTAGGTCATCCTGTTGCAGGTGCGATGTCATTTGCCTCAGTTGAAGCGCAGAATCTTTCATTTGTTCAACACTCATTGCGCCCCATCTTGGAGCGAATTGAGCAAGCACTATCAACTTTGTTGCCTGAACCTGATGGTTTCATTCGATTTAACCTTGATGCGCTACTTCGTGGCACAACACTTGAGCGTTATGATGCCTACACCAAGGGATTGCGTGAAGGTTTCTTGAGCTTGAACGATGTTCGCGCTATTGAAGATTTGTCACCTGTTGAATCAGGCGATCAATATCGAGTGCCGTTGCAAAACATTGATGCAGCCGATGCCAAGGATGTTGGTTTGAAGTTGCGAGCAGAAATTGCCTCTAACTTGATTCAAGTTGGCTTTGACCCTAAGGCAGTTACAGATGCCGTTGGTTTGCCTGATATGAAGCACACAGGTTTGCCTTCATCTCAGCTACAACAGATTTCAAGCATTGACCCTGCCGACCCAAGTTCGGCTTATGAAGTCAATTCACGCGAAGCCCGCAATGGCAATAACTCAATGATTGTTCAAGTTCCTGAACCAACAGTTAATGTTGAAGCGCCAAATGTGACAATTGAACCTGCAATGGTGATGCTTGAATCCCCTCAAGTCAATGTTGCTGCGCCAAATGTCAATGTTGAATCTCCAACAGTTCAAGTCACCAACACAATTTCACGCCAACGGGTTATCAAGAAGGTTGTGCGTGATGATCTTGGAAGAATTGAATCAATCACGGAAGAATTTGTTGAGGGTGAAGAATAATGGCAACAGGTCTAAGCTCTTATCTAGCAAATGCTTTTCTTAATTCAGTTGGTAACGCAACAGCATTTTCAGTATCAACTGCCTATGTAAAACTTCACATTGGCGATCCCGGTGCTAATGGCACCGCAAATCCTGCGACCGAAACCACCCGCAAGGCGGTTTCATTTGGTGCGGCAGGTAGCGGGTCAATGGCAAGTGATGCTGATGTTACTTGGACAGCAATTTCAGGCAGCCAAGATGCCACCTATTTCACCGCTTGGGATGCAAGCACCGCAGGCAACTTCCTATTTTCAGGAACTATTACAGGCAACGCTTACACCGCAGGCGATACTTACACAATCCCTTCAGCATCTCTAACAGTTGCCCTAACAATCGCAAGCTAAATGGCGCAATTTGTTTTAGACACTTCTCAAATTGGCGTTGATGTATTAGGGCCAATCGTTTATGCAACAGCATCAGCAGATTTGCAGGGTTTAACCGCCACCGCAACCACTGAAGTCACAAATGTTGTAACAGCAACAGCAAATCTTGGTGGATTACTTGCAAGCGCAACAGTTCCTCAAGAACAAACTAGCTCAAGTTCAACAGGTTATTCTTATGTTCAACCTAATTTCCCTGTTGTTGAACCTCAAATTGAAATAACCATTAAAACAGTTCTTGCAACAGCAAAAACAAAAATGGCAGGAATTAAGGCAAGTGCAGAATCTAGGATTGATTTCTCAATCATTGAAGATGATGCAGAAATTTTACTTTTAATTTAGGAACAAAATGCCTTATTACATTTCAGACAAAGAGAGCGATTGCGCAGGTTGGGCAACCGTTAAAGAAAATCCTGATGGTTCATTTGAAACTATTGGGTGTCACGATTCAAAGCAAGGCGCAATTGATCAAATGGTTGCCGTTTCACTTGCTGAGGGAATCGAGCCAATGGGCGAAGTTCGAGCAGTTGATTTAAGTGTTCCATCATTCATTCGTGAAAATGCCAAGCGTGGTTTGAAATACCTTGATGAGGGTTTTGGCGGCGATGGTTTAACCGATGGCACAAAGCGTGAAGCCCGTGAACTAGCTGCGGGGCGCGTTACAGAAAACAAAGTTAGAAAAATGGCACCTTGGTTTGCTCGCCACAAAGTTGATGGGCAAGCACCAAAGAATAAAGATAGTTCAAATTCCCAATATCCCGGCGCAGGTTTAGTTGCTTGGCTTCTTTGGGGTGGGGATTCTGATTTTAGTGATACAGCTCAGAATTGGGCGCAACGCAAGATTGATGCCCTAGATGCTGAAGAAACTCGCAAGCGCGATTCAAACACGGTTGTTATCGTTGATGTGGATGGCACCGTGCTAAACGGCAGCGAAGGAATTGAAAAGAACATTGATTTCGTCAATGAACTTGCAAAAACAGATTTTATTCATATTGTTACAGGTCGTTTAGAATCTGATCGTGAAAAAACTGCCAACGATTTACGCGCAGCAGGTTTGGTTTACAACGCTTTAACTTTGAATGATACAGATATGGCAAGCCCTGAATACAAAAAAGCAACAGCCGAGAAAATTCTTAAAACAAAAGAAGTTAAATTGGCAATTGATAACGGGGAAAGTGCAAGGGCTGCTTATCAATCCCTTGGAATTGAAACAATGAATCCATCAAGCATTTCCGAAAGTGCTAACTCAAGGAGCAAAATGAAAAAAATCGAACGCCGCACATTCACAGTTCGCGATGTTGAGGCAAGACAAGCTGACGATGGCACAATGCGCCTTTCGGGTTATGCTGCCGTTTTCAATGACTCAAGCGTTCCGCTTCCATTCAAAGAATCAATTGCCCCTGGCGCATTTCGCAAGACTTTAAGCGAAACCCCCGATGTTCGATTGCTTGTAAATCACGAAGGTTTGCCTTTAGCTCGCACCAAGAATGGCACCTTAACCCTTACTGAAGATGAGCGCGGGTTATATTTCAGCGCGGAGTTAGCAGATACTCAAGAGGCTCGCGACATTCACACCCTTATTGCTCGCGGTGATGTAGATCAAATGAGCTTTGCCTTCCGCGTTATTCGCCAAAAATGGAGCGAAGATCGTTCCCGCCGTGTTCTAACTGAAGTTTCACTTTCAGATGGCGATGTTTCAGTTGTCACTTATCCTGCCTACCCAACCACAACAGTTGAGGCGAGAGAGCATCTTATGGAAGCAATTCAAACAATTAAAGAAGGTCGCACCCTTGACGGTGAATCTTTGCTAGTAGTTCAAGCGGTTCTTGACAAAGTAACCGAGGCTTATGACTACCTTGAAGAAGGCAAGTCAATGATTGAACAACTTGTTGGTATGAATCCTGAAATGCCTGAAGAAGTTATGCCTGAAGAAGTTGCACCAATGGCTGAAGATTCATCTCGCACAATCTCACTTCGCCTTGCTAAGGCAATTGTAAACAACACAAAATAAGTTTCTGCTGAACAATCAGCAGATGAAGTCGGAGCGACCTCACACCCTCAAAGCGCCGTGAAACCATCGCCACCACCTCAAATTTTCCAACAAACTCATAAGGAGCAAAACAAATGTCATTTCTTGACAAAGTAATTGAGCGCCGTGATGCAGTTAAGGCTGAACTAGATGCAGTTCTTGAAGCGGTTGCCGCTGAAGAACGCACAGACTTAACCGCCGAGGAAACCGAAAAGGTTGATGCCTTGGTTGAAGAATCACGCTCACTAGATACAAAGATTGAAAAGTTCAACACTCAAGCAGTTGCAGATGCAAAGGCATCTGAGGTTCGTGCTTCAGTTGCAGCAGTTGTTACACCTAAGGGTGGCGCAACAGTTACACGCGAAGCTCGCACATATTCACCTGAAGCTGAGGTTTCATTTGTTAAGGATGCTCTAGCAGCATCTTCACGCAATGACTATGCAGCCAATGAGCGCCTTGCTCGCCATATGCGCGAAGAATCAATTGAGCGCCGCGATGTCGGAACAGCTCAATTTGATGGTCTAACAATTCCGCAGTACCTTGTTGATCTAGCAGCACCACTTGCTCGCGCAGGCCGCCCAACAGCGGATTTCGCAACAAGCAAGCACAGCCTGCCAGCATCCGGAATGACCCTGAACATTTCTCGTATGACCACCGGAACTTCAACAGCCGTGCAGGTTACACAGAATGATGCAGTTTCAGAAACTGATGCTGACGATACACTTTTGACTATCAATGTCCGGACAATTGCCGGCCAGCAAGATATTTCAAAGCAAGCAATTGAGCGCGGAACAGGCATTGACGCATTTGTTGTTGCCGACTTAATCCGTTCTTGGCACACAACACTTAATTCACAGATTCTTAACGGTGCAGGTACAGCAGGCACAATCAAGGGAATCCGCAATTCAGGTGGAAATGCCATTACATTCACAGCAACAACACCAACAGTTGCGTTGCTTTATCCAAAACTAGCTGATGCAATTCAGCAAGTTCAATCAAACACATTCACAGCACCAACACATTTCTTGATGCACCCACGCCGCCTAGCTTTCCTAATGGCTGGCGTAGATGGTTCAAACCGCCCATTAGTAGTTCCAGCAGCTAATGGCGCAATTAACGCAGTTGGTGTTGGAGCAGGCGCTTCTTCATACGGTAACAGCGGCTATCAGATGCTTGGACTTCCAATCATCACAGATGCTTCAATTGGTACAACTTATGGCGCTGCTACAAACCAAGATGAAATCTATTGCGTTGCCGCACCTGAAATGCACCTTTGGGAACAACCTGGCTCACCATTCGCATTGGCTTTCGATGCTACTGGCGCAGGCAATCTCACAGTTAAGTCAGTTGTTTATGGTTATGCAGCGTTTTCTGCTGAGCGTTACCCACTTGCTGCCTCAATTATTTCAGGCACAGGCTTAGTGGCACCAACCTTCTAATTTGAAGGTTTCTTGATTGTGTTGAGAGGGTAAGACTCCCCCGACTTACCCTCTCAACACTTCCCAAAACAGATTCGGGGGAATCTATGAAGTCAGCTCACAAAGTTTCAATCGGTAGTTGCGACCCTGGCATCGTCAATGGTGCTTTTGCTTATCGCCTCATTCAATTAGCGCAAGCAAGATCAGCAAGACTTGGCCCATTTGTTCGGGTTAAAGGTTCAGGGTTATTATCAAAACAACGCAACCGAGTTGTAAAACAATTCTTAGATGGCACAAAGTCTGATTGGTTGTTGCTAATTGATAGCGATGAACAATTATCACTTGAGGCATTTGATAAGTTGCTTGAAACTGCCCACGATAAAGAACGCCCTGTTGTGGCAGGTTTAGTTTTTGCAGGATTTGGAATTGAAGGCGCACCGTATCCAAAACCGGTGCCTGCTATCTTCCAAGATGCACCCGAAGGCTTTTTGCCTTTGTATAAGTACGATAAAGATTCAGTTTTTGAAATTGATGCTGCGGGAACAGGTTGCTTACTTATCCACCGCAGCGTGTTAGAAAAAATGCGTGAAACCGCAGACAAAAACCAAGGCACGGATTGGTGTTGGTTTTGGGATGGCCCCGTTGATGGAAATTGGATTGGTGAAGATTTACTTTTTTGCCGTAGAATTAGAGCATTAGGTTTCCCAATTTATGTAAACACGGGAGCAATTTTGCCGCATCAAAAGTCTTATTGGTTAGATGAACGGCACCACCAATTATGGAAAGATTGAAAAGAATTTTGCGATTAGCTCGCAAGCCAAAAGAAACCGCAACGTCTGCCCCTGATTTAGAAAGGGCGATGCTGCCTAAAGCAGAAAAGAGAATCATTCGTGGCAATAACTAACGGCTACTGCACCCTTGCCGAGTTAAAGGCATCTCTTGCCATAACCGACTCAGTTGATGACACCCCGCTTGAAGCTGCTATCAATTCAGCAAGTCGAATGATTGATGATTACACAGGGCGATTCTTTTACGCCGATGGAACTACCCAATCGCCTGTTTATCGTTACTACACACCCGAAGATGCTTACATTTTGCCTGTTGATGATTTTGTCAGCATTACTCAAATTGCAACAGATGATAATTTTAACCAAACTTATGAAAGCGTTTGGACAACTGCCGATTTCTTGACCGAACCAATCAATAACCCGCGCCGAGGTTGGCCTTACTCACGCATCTTGGCGGTTGGAAGTTATGTTTTCCCCTATTTCCTACCTCAAGCAGTTCGCGTTCGTGGCGTTTGGGGTTGGGCAGCTACACCTGCCGAGATAAATATGGCAACGCTAATTCAGGCTTCTCGCCTCTTTGTTCGCCGTCAATCACCATTTGGAATTGCGGGAACTCCCGACCTTGGCACCGTTCGACTTTCTGCCAAATTAGATGCCGATGTTGAGGCATTAGCTCGCCCATTCCGCAAGCAGAATGGCGTTGCTAAATGAATGTAAGCACCGTCAGGGATGGGCTTAAAACCCGTTTGCAGACCATCTCAGGGCTTCGCGCCTTTGACTTAATCCCTGAGGTGCCAACGCCACCCTGCGCGATCGTAGGGCAATTAGATTTCACATTTGATATTGATAATGCGCGAGGTTTAGACCAAGCAAATGTTGATATTTATGTGATTGTGCAACGCTTTGATGCCCGTTCGGGTCAAGACAAGCTAGATGCTTACTTGGCAGGAACGGGTGCAGGTTCAATTAAGGCCGCCCTTGAAGGTGATCGCACATTAGGGGGCGCAGTTCAAACTTTGCGAGTATTAAGCGCCGAATCAGGAACTTATGACTCGCAAGGCAATCTTTATTTATCGTACCGCTACCGCCTCACAATTTGGGGATAAGGAGAAACAAATGAGCTACACAGTAACCTCAGATTTAGAGGTTTGCGGAAAAAACAAAGGTGACAAACTCACCGAAGAAGAACTACTTGAAGCAGGTGTGAACATTGATGCACTTGTTGAAGGTTCACACATTAAGTCAGATTCAACACCGTCAATCAAGCCAGTAACAACTCAAGAAGGAGCCAAATAAATGGCAAGAATCGTATTAAATGATGCGAAGGTGACAGTAAACGGAGTCAATTTGAGCGATCATATTGCTTCAGTTTCACTTTCGACAACAACAGATGTAATTGAAACAACAGCCTTTGGTTCAACAGCAGCGAAAACTCGCGTTGCCGGCTTGCAAGATAATTCGGTGACTTTGGAATTCCACCAAGATTTCGCAGCTTCAAATGTTGAAGCAACCATCTATCCACTTTTGGGAAGTACCACTACAATAGTAGTGTCACCAACTTCAACCGTAAGTGCAACATCACCATCATATACTTTTACAGCACTTGTTTCTGAATGGACACCACTTAACGGTGGAGTTGGTGAATTAGCAACTGCTTCAGTAACTTGGAACATCTCAGGCGCGATCACAAAGGCAACTTCATAATATGGCAAGATTAGTATTAAATAACGCATACATTGTATTTGGCACAAATGATTTAAGTGACCACATCAATAACATCAGCATTTCAACTTCATACGATATTGTTGAAACAACAAGTTTTGGTGACACCGCAAAAAAGCGCGTTGCTGGCCTTGCAGACAATTCCGTGACTTTTGAATTTCATCAGGATTTTGCAACATCAAGCGTTGAGCAAGTAATTTATCCTTTACTTGGCACCGCAGTAACTTGCACCGTCAAACCTGTAAACACAACAATTGGCGCAACAAATCCTTCATATTCATTCTCAGTTCTTGTATCAGAATGGACACCACTTAACGGCGGCGTTGGCGAACTTGCCACAGCTTCAGTTACTTGGCCAATTTCAGGCGCAATCACCAAAGCAATCGCTTAATTAACTAAGGGGGAAAATAATGGATGGATTACAGATAAAGGTTAAAACAACTGATGGTTTCGAGGGAATCTTTTCTTTGACTCCCCGAATCATCGTTGGTTTTGAGCAAAAGTTTGGCAAGGGATTTGCGAAGCTACTTGGCGAGGAACAAAAACTAGAACACATCTATTACCTTGGACACGCAGCTCTTGCCGCAAACGGCAAAGTTGTGAAGCCATTTGGTAACGGTTTTCTTGACGATTTAGTTTCAGTTGAGTTACTTACAGACCCAAATTCCGAATCCACCGAGATAGCCTGACATATTCAATAGCAGCAATTTCGGTGGAGTCGGGATTATCTCCACTTGATTTACTAGATGCCCCCGATGGCATTTTGGAAGCAATCGTTGCCTACATAAAAGAACGCAACAAAGCGCGGAGCAAATAATGAATGAAGAAGCAATTGTTCTGACAGGTATTAAGGAAACCTTGGCGGCATTGAAGAAATTTGATGAAAATGCCGTCAAGGGTTTCAATAAAGTTGTGACTTCGGAACTTAAAATTGCAAGAGATCAAGCTCGCAATAAAGTTGATAAAATTCAAAGCCGAAATTCTGATACACCTATGAGTGGTTGGCGCAAGGTTGAACCTAAGAATCCAAGCAAAACTTCTCGCGGTGGCAAGGGTTGGCCTGCTTGGGATACTGGCGCAATTAAGACAGGCATTGTTTCAACTCGCGCCCAAGGTAAAGTTCGCGCAGATTACACAACTTCGGCAGGTGCCTTGCTCAATAAATCAGCGGCAGGTGCCATTTTTGAAGTTGGCGGGCGCTTGGGCGGTAGTGGCAACTTTATTGAAAACCTTAATTGGTTCGGAAAAGCCTCACGCCTTATATGGTGGGCAGTTGATAAGAACAAAGCCGAGATTGAAAAGAAAATTTCAGATGCGCTTGATGATGCTAAGGCAACACTTCAGCGACATTTAGACACAAACAAGAAGGGCTAAACAATGGCACTTGGAGCAGTAGTTGCCCGGATTGTTAGCCAATACTCTGACAAGGGTTCAAAGGCAGCTCAAAGAGATATTGCCAAATTAGGCAAGAATTTTGATAAATTTGCTGCTAAGGCAACAAAAGCATTTGCACTTGCAGGCGCAGCCTCAGCAGCGTTTGCAGTTAAGGTTGGCGTTGATGCAGTTAAAGCTGCCATTGAAGATCAAAAATCTCAGGTACTTCTTGCCAACTCTTTGCGCAATACCGTTGGCGCTACCGATTCAGCTATTTCTTCGGTTGAAGATTACATAACGAAGCAACAAAAATTGTTCTCAGTTGCCGATGACCAGTTGCGCCCATCGTTAGCGGCACTCGCTGCCGCCACGGGTTCAATTACTGAAGCGCAGAAACTTCAAAGCGTTGCCCTTGATATTGCAGCAAACAAGCAGATTGATTTAGTTACTGCTTCAAAATTACTTGCCAAAGCTCACGGCGGTAACATCGGTGCGCTAAAGAAACTTTATCCTGAGATTTCAGCGAATACCGTTAAATCTAAAGATTTTGCAGGCGCACTTGATGTTGTTGCTAAGGCATCAGGTGGCGCTGCTGCTGTCGCTGCTAATACTTTGGCAGGCCGCCTTGAAGGTTTGAAATTAGCATACGGCGAAGTTCTTGAAACTTTGGGTTACGCCCTTTTGCCTGTTATCACAGAATTTGTTGCTTACATTCAAGCAAATGTTTTACCTGCACTTGAATCTTGGACAAATGCCAATAAAGATAAAATTGCATCTAGCCTCAAAAATGTTTTTGAGGTTCTTAAAACAGTTGTTATCAAATTAGGTGAATTCTTTGGATTCATTTCACGCAACATTGGAACGCTCAAAGTATTTGGCGCAATCCTTGCGGGCATCTTTGTTGGAACTAAAGTAATTGCAGGAATCACAGCACTTGTTGCGGCAATTGGTACCATAACAGCAGCACTTGCTTTAGAAACTGCTGCGGCAAGCACCGCAGCAATTGCCATAGGATTTGCTACGGGTGGAGCAGCCTTTATTGCAGGTGGAGTTGCTGCCATTAAGTTCAAATCAGCAATGGACAGCGTTCAAAAATCAGTTCAAGGCGCAACAACTTCCATCAATGAACAAACAACTGCCCTTGGCAACTACTCAATGTCAGCAAATCGAGTTTATACATCAACTGAAAAAGTTGTTAAAAAACTTACCGCTGCTGAAGTTGCCTCTGCCGCTGCTGCAAATAAATCTGCTGCCGAAGCTGCTGCTGCTGCTAAGAAAAAAGCAGATAGCCTCAAGGCAATTGCCGCCCTTACTAAAGCAGGGGCAACAGCTACAACTGAAACCGACCCAATTCAACTTGAAGCGGCTCGCCTAAATTTAATTAAGCAAGGCGCAATTGCTGAGCAAGTAAGATTTGCCGCTTTTGTTGCTGCTCGCAAGTTTGAAATTGATGCGAACAATGCAGCCGCCGAAGCAGCAATGCGATATAACGATATTTTAATGGCGTTGGCAGATGCCAAAATTTCACCTGCTGAATTTGAATTGCTCGCCGCCAAGTGGGGAATTACCACAAACGCCGCGCAACTTTATGTTCAAACAATTATCTCAATTCGTGATAATGATATCAGCGCCGCCGATGTTGCAAAGTTAGCTGAAACTTGGGGCGTTACATATCAGCAAGCCGCAACTTATCTTTCTTTCTTTGCTGCGCTCAATGATGGCACTTTGTCGGATGCTGAAATTGGCAAACTCCAAGAAAAATGGGGCTTGACTAGCAAGCAAGTTACGCAATACAGCGAAGTTTTTGCAGCAGCCGATGATGGCAAAATTGATTTATCTGAAATCACTGCCCTTGCTAACAAGTGGGGAATGACTAAGACCGAAGCTGAAAATTATGCTAAAGAAATTCTTAAAAAGTTTGGCTATGATGTAAGCCTATTAGAAGCGCCAATCACAACTAAAGATAGTTGGACAGCAGCCTACGGAAGCGTTGTTGCTTACAAGGCAATTGCCGAAGGCACCTTTACTTATGACCCAAGCATCACAGCAGGTTCAGATGCCGCAGCCGTTGGTTGGTATTCGGCAGCAGCCGCAGCCGCCTCTTATGCGGCGGCAGTTGCAGGCGCTGGAACAGTTATCCCACCTGTTGTACCACCATCACGGGGCAACACAGGCGGTTTTGGCGGTAGTTTGCCAGGCTATATCAAAGATCAATTCCCTGATATGTTCTTCGGAGCTAAAGGCGGCATCGTAACTTCACCTACACTTTCAATGATTGGCGAGGCTGGCCCTGAAGCGGTAATTCCACTTTCACAAATGGGTTCAATGGGTGGCGGTTCAAACATCACCGTAAATGTTGGCGGTAGCGTTATCAGCGAAGGCGATTTGGTAGCAGCCATCCGCGATCAGCTACTTGGACTCCAACAATCAGGTAAGTCAATCACATTGTCTGCGATTTCCCTCTAATGGCAGGTTTACCGCAGCTCAAGGCGAGCATTGACTTTACCAATGGCCCTGCATTTGTTTCAACCGCTTTCACACTAGATAGCGAAATCAAAGGCAGACTTGGTACGGGTCAGTTAGCTGATGCCGATGACAGCGTCAACATCTCAGACACTATTTTGCGCGTTGGAATTCGGCGTGGTCGAAACCGTATTTTAGACAAGTTTGAAGCAGGAACAGCAACGGTTGTTCTTGAAGATAGCACGGGCGCGTATAACCCAAGCAACCCGGCATCGCCTTATTACGGCAAGTTAGTTCCATTGCGTAAAATACGCATTTGGGGCGAATATGAAGGTTTTGAGTATCAACTTTTTGCGGGCTACATTCAAAGCTATGACACAAATTTCAAAGTTGGTTTAACTGAAACCTCAACCGTCACCCTCAAGTGCGTTGATGGATTCCGATTCTTCAACGGTGTCAGCGTTACCACATTGGCGGGCGCATCGGCGGGGCAATTGTCGGGTTCGCGTATCACCAATTTTCTTGATTTAGTAGATTGGCCTGCATCCCAAAGAGCAATTTCAGCGGGTGATTCGGCGCTTCAAAATGACCCTGGCACCGCCAACCGCGATGTGCTTGGTGCAATTCAATTGGTTGAAAAGTCTGAATTCGGTGCTTTCTATCTTGATGCTTCGGGAACCGTAAATTACCTTTCCCGATCAGATGTCAGCAAAAAAGCCGATGGAACACCTGTTGTTTATGCCGATGACGGTTCAGGCATTTACTATCAGGGAATTGACTTTGCCTACGATGACACCTTAATTGTGAACGATGTTTCGGTTCAAGGTTTGGGTCTTGCCGTGCAACAAGTTTCCGATCAAACTTCAATTGACACTTATTTCCTGCACTCAGGCGTTCGAGATGGTTTGCTAGTTCAAACAAATACCGAGGCGAACAATCAGGCAGTTATGCTTTTGGCAGCTCGCAAAGATGCAGTTCTACGCATTGATTCTTTGACCTTAAACATCTATGATGAGGCAGCAACCACTCGCATAACCGCAGCTCTTAATTCTGAAATTTTTGACCTAATCAACATAACTAAGGCAGTTCCCGGCGGTTCAACCGTAACTCGCGAATTATTCGTTCAGGGTATCGCTCACGATGTAACACCCCGAAGTTGGAACACAACGCTTTTAACAAGTGAACCAATCATCCAAGCATTTATTTTAGACAGCACAACCGATCAAGGAAAACTTGGCTCAGGAATCCTGAGCTACTAACAAGGAGATAACAATGGCAGGTGCGGGCTACCGTTTATTTAATACCGGAGATGTTTTGACGGCTTCGCAAGTTAATTCTTACTTGCAACAGCAGGTTATTATGGTGTTTGCTGATTCATCGGCTCGCACAACCGCCCTTTCAGGTGTTCTTGCCGAAGGAATGTTCACTTACCTAACAGGCACAAACGCGTTCCAATACTACGATGGCGCAGCGTGGGCAGATGTTTCAAACCCTGGCGATATAACTTCAGTTTCAGCAGGCACCGGGCTCAGCGGGGGCGGGTCAAGTGGCGCGGTCACTTTAGCGATTGACACCGCGACAACTGCCGACCTGACAACTGCCCAAACACTTACAAATAAGACTTTAACTTCACCAACAATCAATGACCCAAAGTTGAACTTGAGCATCAATGCCAACACATCAACAACCTACACTTTTGTTCTAGCTGATAACGGCAAGTTGGTAACATCAAACAACGCCTCAGCGCAGACACTTTCAATCCCAACAAATGCAAGCGTTGCCTACCCTGTTGGAACTCAGATAAATGTGGCTTGGATTACGGGCGCAGGTCAGCCAACAATTCAGGCAGTAACTTCAGGCACAACAACAGTTCTTTCAACAGGTGCAACCTCAACAGCGCCTAAACTTCGAGTGGTTAATTCAGTTGCAACTTGC